TCCACGTCATCCCACCGCTCAGGCGGAAACATCGTGAGCTTCAATGCCAGCTCCATGCGCTCAAGCAGCGGCCGGAACGTCAGCTTGTATGCGAAGTCCATGAGCTGCTCGATACCGCTCCCCCACGATGTCGTTTGCGACCCATCGTTGATGAGGATGGAGTTTAGCCCGTGGAATCGCGCAATATCCTGCACGGAAAATCGCCGCGATTGCAGCAGCTCGGCATCGGCCGGTGAAAGCGACGTGGGATTGTATTTCATGAAACGGTCGAGAACGACCAGTTCATTGCCGTCGTTCTCCTCAACCAAATCACGGAACGCTTCTCTGATTTCCTTTCGTTGCGCCTTGTCGAGTTTGGCATCGACCATCAGCACGCCAGCCGGGCGCATTCCTTTCCGGTACACATTGGAAACCTGCCGCGCCTCAGCCTGAGCAATCCCAAGCGCGTGCGCCGCATAGGCCAGCGGCGACAGGCCGACAAGCCCGTTGCCGAATAGCTTGACGTGCATAACCGATTCCTGCGCCAGATACGCGACGTTTACTCCATCGCTCCACCGGTAGCGCAAGGTATTTCCGACAAGCTCCGGCTCGGTCTGCGCAGCAAGCATCGGCACCAGCGAATACACGCTGCCGTCCGCGCGACGATACACGCGGGCATACGCATTGCCGTTGGTGACGAGATTCAAGAACAGAACCTCGAAAAACTGGATGCGATCGTGAATCGCATTCGGCCTGTTGCGCAGTAGTCTGATGGCCGGATCGTCGTCGTCGCGGCGTGGATATCCGCCCCGTACGTCCAGCAGCCGCAGTGGTAGGGTCGCGCAGGTCTCGGTCAGCAAGCGCACGCAGGCCCACCATGCGGCGACCTGCATCGAGGTCTCCCACGTGACGGCCTGAGCGAGCGGCGCTAGCGACCCGCTGGGCTCGCCGCGCTGAATACCCTGAGCGACGCGCGGCCCCCCGAAGCCAAACCAGCGTGTCAGCCTAGGCCACCAAGAATCGCTCACTGTAGCGTCCCTCCGCTTTGCGCGCGCTCATCGATGTATTCCTCGATGCGGAAGACCTCATGCCCCATGTCGGTCACGCCGACTTGCATCGCCATCACAAGCGCAATCATACCATCGATTCGGCCAGAAGCCTTGAGTTTGTCAAGCTTTCTCTGGCCGGTGACATTTGTCACCACGGTCGCATTTGCGGCGCACATCCGCAACACAGGATTCCCGCCGTGTCGCACCTTGCGTTCGAGCAAGCACGCCTCGACGTATTCGAGTGCCGGCGTCATGTCCCGATAGCCTTGACCAAACGGCTTCATGATGGGCGCGAATCCCAACGTGTTGCCGAGCGCCTGGAGCTCGTCCATGCGCCAGCGGTCGCACGCAATGATGCGCACGTCGTACTGCTCGCATAGCTCCGCGATGCGCTCGGCCACCATCGCATACTCAACCGAGCTCCCAGGCGTCGCCGTGATGTAGCCTTGGTCTACCCAGAGGTCATACGGAGCCTTGTCGCGCCGTGAGCGCTCCTCAAGCGTATTCGCCGGCGTCCAGTATTCCGTGCGCACATGCCACACGCCATCGCCATCTCGCGCGACCATTGCGAGGGCCGTGAGGTCGAGGCGCGAAGAAAGGTCGACGCCGAGATACACCGGCGCGCGGCTGAAGACGTCCTCGTCCGGCGTGGCATCGCACGCATTCCACACGGCACGCGACACCAGCGGCGAATGGAAGTTGACGCGCTGATTGAGCACGAGATTCCGATACTCGTTCTCGCGCGAAGGCATCCTGCGAGCGTCCTCGGCCATCGCACGAAGCTCGGCCACGTTCATGAAGTCGCCCATGTGTGGATTCGCTGCCGCGATCGCTTCGTCGGAAAAGGGGTCGGCATCGTCGGGCGCGGTGTAGAGCGCCACCTTCGTGCGCGGATCATCACCGCGTAGCGCCGCGTCAATCAGCAGCGACAGCAGGTCGCCGTCGGTGCGCGCTTGCGTCGAGATGATGATCGACAGCGGATTCTCCTGCGCCTGCCCGGCGGTCTCCATCGCCTCGTACAGCTCGTGACGAGGCCCGCGCACCTGGCCGAGCTCATCGTGAATCACCATGGCAGGATTGAGACCGTAGGCCGTTTTCGACTCGCTCGACAGCGCCCGATACAGCGTCCCGCGAGCCTCGCAGTACAGTTCCTTTGCCGTCTCGCGGATGCGAATGTATTTCCGAAGCGTCGGCGATCCACGGATGATCTTGCACGCATAGCGGAAAATGATCGCCGCCTGCGCGCGGCTCATCGCCACCGAGTAGATTTCGCTGTTGCGTTTTGACTCCGGGCCCACAAGATGGAGCAGCAAAATGAACGCCGAAAACGCTGTTTTCGCATTCTTGCGGGCCATCGACAGGATGAAACGCCTCGTCGGCGTGTCGTAGATCATCCGCAGCCACTCGCGCTGATGCGGAGTCAGGCGCACTAGCTGCCCGCCGTAGCGCCCGTCCGGCACCACGCAGTGCCGCTCTATCCACGCCGCATTGCGCTCGCTGCGGATCATCAGGCATCCCACGGCGCGTCACGCATCTCGCCGCGCTGTAGCACAGCAGCGGCCGCAGTCGGCGCGACGGTCTGCTGCGCGAGTCGCATCGCCCTGGCGAGCTGGATCGCGCGCTTTGTCTCACGGTCGCGCGCGGTCAGAATCTCGTGCAGGTCGTCCCAGTCCCAAGCGTCGACGTTGATCTCGTCAAGGCGACGCTGCAACCGCCGCGCCATTTCGAGCGCGCAAACGTACTCGATCAGCAGGTGCTCATTCGCCTCGGTCCACCAGCCGGCCGGATGGCTGGCCACGATTGATCGGAACAGCTCCTTCCGCGCGCGCGGCCAGTCCTCTGGCGGACTGGGCACGTAGTCGCCGCCGAGCGTGATCATCGCGGACGTGTGGGTGTCTGCCATGTCTCCCTCCGATGTGACGCTGAGCGTCAGAAAGTGACCCGAATGGGCCAAAGTTGTCGCGAAAAAGGCGCGGGCCGTGGTATCAAAGCAACACCTGTCGACTTTTTACCACCCCTCCCCTCAAGTGTAGCGCGGACGCGACACCGAGTCCACGTCGCGCGGTCACGCGGAGCGCCATGCGTCCGCTGGTCCTCGGTCGCCATCGCGATAGCCTCTCTCGCCGCGCGTGCGGGCGTGTAGGCGCGTTTCCCTGCTGACCCTATACCGACCCAGCGGTCCGACTGTTTGCGGGCTTGTAGGCGGTTCTGTGCGGTCAGCAGGTGTGAGACCGGTCTGCGTCCAGTGTGCCGGTGTGCTGACGTGCGGCGATGTGCTTACACACCCCTTCCCCCCCCCCTTACACCCCCCCCCTATTCCCGACCACAGTGGAGATTACGATATGTATATATATACATGAAATGCTTTCGAACGCGCGCGCGCGTGCGCGTGGAGTACCCAGACACATGGCGCGCGCTCGTGCGCGCTTGCGTGCGCGCTCGCGGACGCCCGCGCGTGGGTCCGTGCGTGCGCGTGATCGCGTGCGCGCTTGCTCGGGCGCGTTTGCGCGTGGGCGCCGTTGGTCGTCGCTCGGCTTGTCGGATGGCTCTGTGACCGCGTGGAGCGGCGCGTGGGCGCGTTTCTCGGTGTGGGTGCTACATGGGTAGCGGGTCGGTGCTCCGTCGCCTTGTGCGCCGTTCTGGGCGGTTTTGGCGATGGGCCGTCAGGGCGTTTCGCGCGAGGCTTGGCTTACCTTGGCTTACATTGGCTTACATACGATTCCCTTTTGCGGATCGCGGCGTTGCGTGGTACAATCGCCTTTAGTACTCGCCCGAGGACCTCGCATGCAGCCCGCCTTTCCTGACCTGCCACCCGACTCCGATCCGAACATCTTGGCCCGCGCGCACAGCGAGGTGACCGCCTGGGCGCGCGATCGGTCGCGCGAGGAGATCGTCGCCAAGCTGGTCGAGGTCCGCGCCGACCTGCTGCGCGCGCGTCGAGACCTTCGAACCTTGGCGCGCCGCCTGCGCGAGATCGAGGAGAGGAAGGCCAAGCGACCGGCCGGGGGACGAGGACATACCCGCGAGGGAGCCGAGCGCATGGCCGCCGTGCGCCAGCTCGCCGAGGCCGTGATCGTCGAATGGCTGATCGACCGCTGGAAGCGCGGCCTCATGCTGTGGAGCGAGATCACTCACGATGACCGCGCGGAGCTGTATCACAGCATCCGGTCAGAGATCGGCGCGCGAGGGCTCGGTGTCTATCCAGATGATCGAACCGTCCGCGCGTGGCTTCAGCACGTCTTCGAGACGGCCAACCGCGCGGACTGGGGTATGCCCGGCGAACCGCCCGCAGCTTGAGATGAATCGATCCTAAACGGGCATCTTGCGGCGCTTGACACTACGCACAGGCGGCGTATCATACGCCCATCGACGCACACCGCGTCACCCGCGCCTCGGGGAAGCAGGGGCTAGAGAAAGACATGAGCAACAATCTGCAGTGGGACCGTTGCGCCTGCTGCGGTGGTGAACTCCCCACCATTGGGGGGGACAATGACCACCCGGCCCTTCCCGAGCTGGACAGCGGCGGGGAATGCCCAGGATATATCACAGAGGATGGACTCTGTGGCGCGTATCGCGGATGGAGCCCCCAAGAAATCATTGAGTATCTCCGCGATGCGGGATACGACGCCTAGTGATATTCCAATAACGTGACGCGCGCCATCCTGAAAATCGACTCGTGGGCTGGCCGTCGCCAATACGCGATCGAGATCGTCGGCGAGACGCGGACGCGGTATCGTGTCCGAGTGCTAGAGCAGCCTGGCATCATGCTGCCGGGCAGACGGTGGAAGGCGTATGGCGAGACAGCATTAGTGCCGCGCCACGCGGTCGTGATGCTGGCGGTGTCGTGAATCCCTTGAGGGCTGGTCGCGATGAGGTACATCCCTTCAAATGCGGCCAATCACGCCGTCCGCGCCCTGCTTTCTCAGCAGGGGGGCGCTCGGGCGCTGCTCGTAACCGGCGCGCCCGGAACGGGTAAGACCGCGCTCGCGGAGCACATCGCCCGCGAGCACGGCGCGCCGCTTCACTACGCACTGCTCCACTCGTGGAGTGGGGCGGATGACCTTTTCGCAGGGGTCAATGTGCCGGCCGCAGTCGCCGGCGCCGCCGAGCACGTCCATCAGCCTGGCGTGTTGGCGATAGCCGCTGAATCTAGCCAGCGACATCCGCTGGTCGTTGTCTGCCTCGATGAGGTGGACAAAGCGCCTGAGTCGTTAGAAACGCTCCTTCTCGACTGGCTCCAGTCGGGACGGGTGCCAGTCAGGCCCGGGCACCACCTCCAGACCCGGCTCGATCGGGTCGTGGTCGTGCTGACCAGCAACGGCCAGCGCGAGCACACGGATGCGCTGATCCGGCGTTGCCGGCGGCTGCGGATGCAGCCGATGAAAGACGACCTGCGTGTCCTGCTAGCGCAGGAGCGCAGCGGCGCGCCTGCTGGCGTGGTTCGGCTCGTGGATCGCGCGTGCCAGATGGTGGCGCGCGCCGAAGGCAACGAGGCGCTCAGCCTCCAGGAAATCGCCCACGCCTGCCGCGAGGCGTGGGAAGTCGCGACCTCAGCGGACGAGGTTGCAGAAACGCTGCGCGCTTGGGCGGCGCGCAACGAGGAAGGCGTCGCGGCAGTAGATCACCGCGATGTGCGGCGCTTGGTCGCCGCCATCTGGGGCGAAGTTTTGGCCGCACGTAGGATGCGTGCGGCATGAGCGGCATGACGACTCTGATGCAACCGGGTGATGCGGCCAAAATCACCGCGCCCATCACGCTCCGCGACGTCCGGCGCGGCGCATACCGCAGCGCGAACGTCGGAAATGGAGGAAACGGCTGGCTAGTTGTCGCAAGGTCAGCCCCGGCGCTCGTGGCGCTCGGGGCAAAACTCCGCAGCTC